GGTCGTGGCGGTTTTATCCGACCCGAAGTCCAACACCGCAATCGCTTTGTTGCTCTTGCTTGCATTGTAAATGAGGGCGCCCCGTGCAGTAAAGGCTGCGGGGTCCCATGATGGGTCGGCAAAGTCCACATACGCCGTGGTACCGGAAGTCAGAACCGTCACGCCTGTGAGTGTCTTGCCGCCTGCTGTGTAGCCTGTGCCCGATGTCTCACCGGATGTTGTGTATACGGTGGTGGCCGCACCCAGATCAGCTGTCGCCAAATACAGCGCCATCTTGATGGTGTCGGTATCAAGGTCATGAACCCCAAGCAGAATGTCCTGCTTGAAGCTCGTAGTGAGTGTTTGCTCAAATGCCATATCAAGTCACCGCCTGTCGGTATTGGCCAGAACGATAAGCGTCCTGACGCTCCATGCCATCGCCCAGACGTTTTGCCAAAGCCAATGCCTCGGTGTATTTGCCGTTGTACAGCGCAGTCATGTCGGCTTCGCCCTTCATGAATGTGTTCGCCTCAACCAGCGAGCCGTACAACAAGACGGAATCGAAGTTATCCCCCAGCCATGTTTCTTGCGCAGTAACGATCGACTCTGGGTAGTAGTAATAGTGCAACTCCACAGAGTACGCGGCCGCAGGTGTTGGGCCCAGAATCAGCGACAGCTCGTTTGTAATGAGCGGAGAAGCGTCGTTGGTTGTGGAGGGGCCAAACAAAGCGTAGTACTTCGGAATCCCGGTGCTTGTGGGGGATGGGTACGCTTGCCGTATGAAGTTGACGTCTTTATTTAGCAAGAACTCGTACGCGCCCAAGGCATCAATCACAGCCAAGGAATACACCGCCAAGAAGTCACCGGGGGCAGACAGGTATTTGTTGTTTGCCGTGGTGACGCCTGTGACGTTCTTACGCAACGAAGGGAACTGCACCGTGTTGTAGATGCGCTGCTCCGCCTGCTTGACGAACACCGGGATGTTGTCAATGAAATCTTGGTCGAAGTTCTGCGTGTAATCGCAGATAGCAGCGGTCAACTGGGTGTAGTTCATGTTCGTATCAGGCCATTGGGCCGCGAGCCATCACGCCTTTTGTAGCCGCGCCAGTGCCACGAATTTTGATGCCCGAGGTCTTGGTCGGCTTGTAGTCGTTGCTGTGGTTTGTGCCCACAGACACGTTCATCTCGCGCATGTACTTCTTGTTGTCTGTATCAGGCAACACGGCGTTAGTAGCGGCGGGTTTGGGTTTTTTGTACGTTGCCATGATGGGCTCCTTAAGATGTTGAGATTGTCACTTGGCCGACTGCTGTAGTCAACACCAAGTAGTTAGGGGTCAGCTCGTCTTCAAAGAACCGGGCTCCGCCAACAGGGTTCCAACCCCACTGAATGTCCCGAGAGCCGCCTGTGTTGTACCCATCTGGGCCAATACCAGCTGTAACGTACGTGGTGTCCCGACGAGGGTTACGCACTGCCTGTGGGTCATCCACAGGGTACATACCCAACTGCAACTGCGGCTGGTCAGGGTCCCAGCACGAATCGCACACGAGAATGTTGACCTGCTTGGTCTTGATGATCTCTTTGCGCAGCTCGGTCAGTTTGAACTGAAAGCCACAACGATCGCACATGGCGATCGAGTTCTTGGCGCTGGCAAACCGATTTCCCATTTAGGTACCGCTTCCGATGTACTGACGGCGTGGCACAAAGCGGATAGCCGCCTTTTCGCGGTCTTCCGTGGAGGCAAGCTCCCAAGCCTCGTCGTACTGCGCCTTGAGCACAGGCAAACGATCTGTCCCACCGGGCACCTTCAGGGCCAAGTAGTAGGCCAAACCCGCCACCATGCAGGGCAAGAAGCGGAACGGCATGTCCATTGTGTTGACACCTTCACCCGCATTCTGGATGCGGCGCAACCGCCAGTACACGAAGGTGTATGGCTGGCTGTTATCTGGCACGGGCCAGACGGTGATACGCGGTGTATTCAGGCGCTCAATCCAGACCTGAATGGGTCTGGCTTGCTGCAATTTGTTGGGGATCGTGGCGTAAGTAGAAACACTAATACGCGTGATGGTCAGGTCAGCCTGTGTCGAAGCACTGCCTGAGCCCGTACGGATGACGTGCTCCAGCAGGTCAACGGTGTCTTCTGGCAGGTTGTAGGTGGCCGTGCCTGCCACCAACGGGATCGAGCCCTGCTCGTAGGTGAACATGTTCAACCCACGGTTGGCCCAGTCGGCAAACATCAAGTTCATAGAGCGGCGAGCAGTGCGCAGGTCGTAACCTGTACGCATCTCGGAACCCACGCGCTCAAACGCCTCCTCAACGATTTCCGTCAAGTCGAGGTTAAAGTTGGCTACGCCTGAAGTTGCCATTATCTAAACCCTGCTGTTTTCTTTGCAATGTTCTTAGGCTGGGCCACAAACTGCTTACCAGCCGCCTTACCAGCACGCTTTGCACGGGTCGTTGCCGCATACTCTGCGGGGCTCAGCGATTTTATCGCCTTCTCCGGCAAATAACGCTCGCCTGTTTTTGAAGACGGCTTGCCGCTCTTGGTCCGCCACTTCTGGTCGGTCCAGTCTTTGAGCGACTTTTGCGGGGCTTTCATTACACCATCCGACCTTTGGTCTTGCCTTTGACGCAGCAGCCATCAGCACGCGAAGATGCAGAAACTTTGCCGCCTTTTTTATAGTCGTCGCTTGTGCGACCTGTTCGTCCACCGTAATCGCGTCCGTAACTTGGCTCAAACGACATGCGACCAGACAACTCTTCTGTTCGAGAGTCTCTTGCGTTCTCTTTGTGGTCTTTGGCGCCCCGTGAGCCCGTGATGCGATCAAAAGTATATTTGCCACCAGAACGACCACCGGCGCCCGCACCACCGCCCTCAAGCAACTGGTCGTTGTCCATCAGCGATCTTTTGCCAAGTTTAGACATAGCGTTTTCCTATTCAATCTCGATAGCCGCCGCCAGCGGCTTTGTACTTCTTGGCCACGAGCTGGGCTTTGCGGGCTGACCACTGGCCTGCCTTGGTGCCATGCGTTGCAGCAGCTTTGACTTGGCTCACAATCCGCTTGCGCAGACTGGGCTTGGTGTAGTTGCCAGCCGCATTGACGCTTCCGCCTTCAGCGTACTGCGTGAAGTCGGTGTCATCCCGGCGGGCTTTACGCACACCCTTGGGCATCTTAGAGGGGGCGATAGCCCCCATCCCACGGCTTGCCATCATGGCAAATCAGCACTTGCCGCCGTAGGCCATCTTGACCATAGTGCCCTTGGTCTTGCCTTTAACAGCAATACCGTCGCGGCTAGGGGCTGCTGTGCGAACAGAACCCATCTTGGTCATGCCACCGGCTTTCATGCCAGCGTGTGCCTTGGAAGCAGGTGCCGAAGCGTGGGCCTTCAAGGAAGTAGCGATGCCGCCCTTGGCCATCTTCAGTTCACCGACCACGCGCTTTTTCTCTGCGGCCAGATTCTGTTTACCTTTGGGGGTGTACGCTTTTTCAGCGTTCACGCGACCCAGTTCTTCCAAGCGATTCATGCGAGATGTGTTAGCCATATTTCCACCTTTTGAAAATTTGCGGCCCTTGTCCGCAGTTGAAAAATCTTTGCCCACGGACTGTGGGACCCCTACTTTCTTCGCAAACGCCGGGCTATGCGCCACGGCGTTCATGAAGTCGTGCTGCTTTTTACTCGTCGACGGCATTGCTCTTGCTCCGACCAGTCCAACCACGAACTGTCTCGGTCTCCCAGATGCGGATGCTGGTCCACACAATCGTGAATACTGCTGCGATTGAAGGTAACATTTCGATCAAGGTGCCCAGCACCGTGAACACCGACAAGGCGTCCACAACGTGCTTTGAGTTTTCAGAGAGTTCGTGTTTCATATCAGCAGTTCCAAGCCCGAAGGCTCTTGTTGATACGGGAGTTTGGGTCTTTCTTGGCCTTCTCTCCGGTCAGCTTTTTCTTCATGCCTTCCATCCGGGCGCAGAAAGAGTCGCGGCGTTTGCCGCCCTCTGGTTGAGGAGCCTTCAAGCCGGGCTTGCCGGGATTGGCCTTGTTGTACGAGGCCCGTCCCTTCGCGTTCAAGCCGCCCTTCTCGGACTTGCCTTCCTTGCGTTGCCATGCTGGAGTCTTAGGCATAGAAAGCCGTCACTTTCGCGTTGGACAACGTGGCATAAATGCTCGTTGCAAACAACACGCCTTCGGCTGGAATCAGGACGTTGAATGTCTCACCGTTTGCCACGGTGTTCAGCGTCATGAGTGTTGTGCCGCCGGAGCCGCCATCTTTCATGATGACACTGCCTGTGGAGCTGCCGGGCTCAATCACGATCCCGCGCAGACGCGCACGACCGTTTGTGACTGCACCAGAAGCTGCCAACGATACGGCTTTGACATCGGTTTGCATCGTCATAATCAATCTCCTGTAAAGC